TAGGGTATGCTTTGGTAAAAGATAATTGGGGAGTTTGTCTGATGATTGAGCCGCTGCCGAAGCCATATGCATGGCTTGCCGCTGAAACTGGCCCCCGCATTTTGATCGAGGCCCGCGCGCAGCACGGCATCATCGAATATGCCGGGATCGAAAATAACCCTGTCATCCTTGGCTGGGCGCGCGAGGTCGGCGGCAATGTAGCCGATATTTATAATCAGGATTCAATCCCATGGTGCGGCCTGTTTATCGCGGTATGCGCGAAGCGGGCCAAGCAAACCCTGCCGGATAAACCGCTCTGGGCGCTTTCATGGGCCAAGTGGGGCGATCCAGTCGATGAGCCAAAGCTGGGCGACGTGCTTGTATTCAAGCGGGATGGCGGCGGCCATGTCGGGCTTTACGTTGGCGAGGATGATGAATGCTTCCACGTTTTAGGCGGCAACCAAAGCGATGAGGTTTGTATTACGCGGATCAGGCGGGAGCGCCTTTTTGCAGCGCGCCGGACGCCTTGGAAGGTCATGCAGCCGCTGAACATCCGCCGCGTCAAACTCAAAACAGGCGGGGCGGTCAGCAAGAATGAAAAATGAAAACTATTCATGGAAGCTGGGCCGCAATGCCATGGTTGCAACGCTAGCCGCAGGGTTTGCGTGGGGCAGCCTGCTTATACTGGCGGTTTTTATTGGCCGCGAGGCTAACGTCATCGGGGACATGTTCGCCGGGATCTCGGCGATGATTGTGACAACGCTTGCCGTGCTGGTTGGCGGCAAGGGCTGGAAAGAGTTTTCAAACATGCGATTTGGCGGAAAGGGGCCGGAGAATGATAGGCGCGTGGCCGATAATGACATGGCTGATCCGGAATAGAACCGGGGTTCTTATAGGGGTTATGGCTATTGCCCTCGCGGCAAGCCATGGCTGGGCTTATTACGCCGGGCGCAAGGCTTATGCCGAGATCTGCGCGGCGCAGAAGCTTGCCGATGACGAGGCCCGCCAGATCGCAATCATGGCGGCGCAGAATGAAGCCATGATCAAAATTGCCCAGCAGCAACGCATAACCAATGAGGTGCAGAATGATTACCAGAACAAGATCGCTGATCTTAGGCGCAGCTATGATGCTGAGTTTGAGCGCCTGCGCAACAGCGCCGAGGTACATAGCGATGGAGCAACCCCCGCAGCCGCAGCCCCCGGCGTCGATCATGGAGCCGCCGCAGGAAACCGACTTCCTCGCCGCACTAAAGAGGATCTTACGCGGCTAATGCAAAAGGCGGATGAGCAAACCCAGCGCCTTATCGCTTGTCAGGCTTGGATTGCAAGGCAGGCGCAACCATGACCGCCGCACTGCTTGGATTCTTTGCCCTTGTCTGGGGCGGGCTAAACCGCTGGCGCGGGCACGCAAGCCCTTATAAAAAGCTATTCCCTCGCCCATTCAATCAGGCCCTGCTGGCGCTCCCGCTGGCCCTTATAGCCGCCGGGGCGGTCGCCGGGTACGCCGCAGGCTGGCCCCTATGGGCTGGCGCGCTGGCGGTGGTTCTCGCGTTTGTCGCCGTTCTGGTCGTAACGACCGCGCTGATCGTTACCGGGCACGGCCAATATTTCCTTGATCTGGGTCGCAAGTTTATCAAGCCGGAGACATTCGATTTTGTGGTCCGGCTGCTTTTTGGCCGCGACCCCCGGACCTATGCGCTAAGCCCGTACCTGCACCCGGACTCCCACTATGCGGAGTATGACTACAAAATACGCAGCTATGGCGAGCGCCTACTTTATTGGCGCTGCGTTTTTGGCATGGCTGTTACTGGAGTAATAGTAACGCTGCCAGCCGGGCTTGTAGCACATAACGGCGCTCTAGCTTTAGCAGGGGCCGTTAAAGCCCCCGCATACATGGTGGGTTTTGGGTTCTTTGATCTTTGCCTGCGCTTGGGCTTTACTGAACGCCGGGCGGTGTATATCCCAGCCGATGAGTCCGATGATGACCCGCGCCAGCATGAAACCTATCTGGCGATCAGCTTTTTACCGCGCCATCTTGATGAGGCCGGGGCAATTTCTGAACTCCTGAACGGCATTTTTCTGTATATATCCATAGCCCTTGCCTCTTGTCGCTAATGCCGTTTACCGTATGTTAATTACGGATTCGGGGCTGAGGGGCACAAGGTGCGAACTAAGCTTTTTGTCTGTATCGCATTGGCACTGCTTATCCTGCGGGGCACCAAAGGCGTGCGACTTGACGAGCGGGATGTCTGGTCCCTGCTGGTCATCGTTGAAGATATCCGCGATGCCCTCTTGAAATGGCGAACCTGACAGCTTGCTACTATGTAGCAAAAAGCTTGCCGCTAGGGTTTTTGCCCTTGCGCTGGCGGCCTTATTACTAAAAAATTGTCTCCAGTATTAAAGTAATATAGGTGCCCCCTTATGCCCGATACAGTACTCCTGCAGAGTCAGGCGCGTGCGGCGGCAATTTTGCCGCAAAGCGTTAATGACGACAGCCGCACCGTTGAAGTGACATTCACCACGGGCGCGCTGGTCCGCCGTTATGATTGGCTGGAAGGCGAGTACGAGGAGGAGCTGGTTGTAACGCCGGAGGCAATGCGTATGGACCGCCTTAACAGCGGTGCCCCCCTGCTGGCGGATCATGCCTGTTACGACCTTGACCGGGTCCACGGCGTTGTCGAGCGGGCATGGATCAAGGACGGCAAAGGGTACGCACAAGTCCGCTTCGCTAAGGATGAAGCTACCGAAACGATCTGGCAGAAAGTGCGCGATGGGATCATCCGCAATATAAGCGTCGGCTATAATGTTTATGGCTACCAAGAAATCAAGGACGGCCTGCGCCGAATCCTGCGGGCTATTGATTGGGAACCGATGGAAATTTCACTTGTCGCGGTTGGTGCCGATGCTGGCGCTGCAGTGCGAAATGCTGAAACTGCGCGGGCATGCACTGTGCATCGTGCCGCTTTAACTCATAAACGAGGTACAGAAATGACCACAGAAAACGAACAAGACCCGGCCCCCGCCGCAGATGCTCCTGCTGCCCCGGCAGCGCCTGCTGCTGAGCCTGCCCCTGCGGCAGATGACGCGCCAGCAGCCCCGGCTGCAGCCGCCCCGGTTGGCGGCGACGAGCGCGCGCTTGAGATCATGGAACTCTGCCAGCTTGGCGGCGTACCGCTGGCCCGTGCCGCTGAGTTTGTACGCGGCGGCAAGCCAATCGCTGAGGTGCGCGCTGCGCTGCTCGCTGAGCGCGCCGCAAGATCTGGCGAAGAGATCCAGACCATGAATAAGCCCCCGGTTACGCAGAAAGCCGGAGGGACTGCCGAACGAATGGCGGCTCGTTTCTCATCTGCAAAAACTAAACAAGGGGTTTAATCCATGACTACTCTAAACGAAGGAATTTACGCTGGCGACATCGTAAAATATGAGGCGGACAGCCGCTACAGCCGCGAGGCTGGCGTGGTTGGCAGCGCCGCCGATCTGCTTATTGGTCAGGTCGTTGGTCAGGCTGTTACCGGGGGCTATACGGTTTCCGATGCGGTCAAGGCAAGCGGTACGGGCGATGGCACGATCACGCAGTCCGCAACGGCTGCAGAACGTTACGGCGATGACGTACAGGCTGGTATCTACAAACTGACCTGCAAAACAGGCGGCGCGACAGGTACTTTTGAGGTGGTTGCGCCAAACGGTGCGGTTATCGGTACGGCTACGGTCGGCACAGCCTTTGCCTCCAGCCATGTTAATTTCACCATCAACGATGGCGGAGTCGACTGGGACGTTGGCGCGGTGATCACGATCACGGTGAACGCAACTGCCGAGGGCAAGTATTACAAATACGACCCCGCTGGCACAGATGGCCGCCAGCTCGCTGCTGGCATCCTGCTGCAAGACGCAGCGGCTGCAAGCGCCGATGTCGACGCGGTGGTGCTGGTTCGCCACGCCATTGTCGAGTCCAGCCGCTTGGTATGGCCCGCAGGCTTTACCGATGCACAGAAGTCCACGGGCCTAGCGCAACTTGAAGCGCGCGGCATCATTGCTAAAACAGGAGTCTAAATTATGCCTATGCTTGATATTTTTAACGATGATGCTTTTAGCACTCATGAGCTGACCAATGCCATTAACATGGTGCCGAACATGTTCGGTCGCGTTGGCGAGCTGGGGCTTTTTAACATCAAGTCAGTTACCACAACCGCTGCAGCCGTTGAAATTAACAACGGTGTTCTGAACCTCCTGCCCCCGACATTGCGCGGCGGCCCGGCTTCCCAGAACAAGAGCGGCAAGCGTCAACTGAAATACTTTAACATCCCGCAGTTTGCGCTTGAAGACCAGATCCAAGCTTCGGACGTACAGAACGTCCGCGCTTTTGGTACAGAGGGCGAGCTGCAGATGGTGCAGGACGTAGTAAACGACCGCCTTGCAGAGATGTCGGCAAAGCACGACATCACGCTGGAATGGCTGCGCGTTGGTGCCCTGCGCGGTATCGTACTTGATGATGAGGCCAACACAATTCTGGACCTGTTCACCGAGTTCGGTGTAACCCAGAAGGTCGTCGACTTTGTTCTTGGTACAGCAGGCACAGACGTTGCGGGTAAATGCCGCGAGGTTAGCCGCCACATCGAGCTGAACCTGAAGGGCGATGTCATGACAGGCATCCACGCCCTTTGCTCGCCAGAATGGTTTGACAAGCTGGTTGTGCATCCGAACGTAAAGGATGCGTACATTTACCAGCAAGGCCAGAACATCCTGCGCGATGATCTCCGTAAAAAGTTTGTCTTCCAAGGCATCACTTTTGAGGAGTATCTGGGATCGGCTACGGATAAGAACGGCAACGAACGCAAGTTTATCCCTGCGGGCGATGTCCGATTCTTCCCGGTTGGCACACGCTCAAGCTTCGATCAATACAACGCCCCGGCTGACTTCATGGAAACGGTAAACACCCGTGGCCTGCCGAAGTACGCCAAGCAGTCGATTGATGCGAAATTCCAGCGTTATGTTGATCTGCATACGCAGATGAACCCGCTGCCGATCTGCCTGCGCCCGGCCCTGCTGGTGCGCGGTCATAGCAGCAACTAATTGAACAGGGGATCACGCCCGGCTGGCTCACGCTGGCCGGGCATGATTTAAAGATATGATAAAACGCGATCTAGAACTGGTACAGGGCGATGACTACGCAGCAGCCGACAGTCGCGCGTTGCTATTTACAGGGGCTGGCGAGAACTGGCCCGATCTAAGCACAGCCACATTCTCGCTGGTCGTCGGCATCCCCGGCGCTGAGGGTGTCGTATTTACAGCCTCGGGCAGCCGTACCGTTGTCGAGGGGCTTCAGCATATCACGGTGCCGCTGACGGCAACCGATACAAACAAGCTTGCAGAGGGCGCAAACGCCAACGATTACGCCCTGCGGGCAACATTGAGCAGCCGGACGCTTACGCTGGCCGCCGGGGCTATTACGACAAGGGGCAAAATCGTATGACCTCTGCGCCGTTCGCCACAAAGATTGCCGACGCCATGGACACCCTTAAGGGCGAGTTTGGCGAAGAAATTCAGGTGCGCCCGCGCGATGGCCGGGCTTACACCATTACAGGCATTTTTGATGAGGCCCATGCGGTTATTGAAAATAGCGGCGAGGTCGCCCATGAAACCATTAAGCCCGTTGTCGGCATCGCAACCCGCGATCTGCGGAATGCAAACCGGGCCACGCCGAAACGCGGCGACACCTTTACCATACGCGGCAAGCAGTACGCGGTGGCGGAGGTAATGCCGGATGGCCATGCCGAGGTGCGATTTGTGCTATCGCAGGGGGTGACCCGTGCTTAAGCGCGCTGAAACCCGCGACTTGGTCCGCAAAAAGCTTACCAATAAAACGGGTGCTGGCGACCGGGTATATGACAGCCTGCCATTTCCAACGGCAAATGAGGATTGCCCGTGCATCCTGATCTATACGCCGCAGGATAATGCCCAGAGCAGTGCCCGCCACGCGTCTATGTTTAGTGCCACCCTGTCAATCAGTATTGAGGTCCGGGTGTCCGAAAAATTTACCACAAGCGCGGCGACCCTTGACCGGGTATGCGAGGAAATTGAAGACATATTGCTGGGTGATCAGGACTTCCTCGACTTGTTCGAGTCCATCGCTTCAGTTAATACACAATGTGCATATGAAGATGGTGGCGAGCTGCCATTGTCTATTGCTATTATTACGATCACAGGCGAATATAAACGGGTAATCCAGCCGCGTCCTGATGGTCATTTTCTTACCGCGCAGATTACAGTCGACGCGGTTGACCCCAGAGATCCGAATGTGCTGGGGGATGGCCCGGATGGTCGGGCCGAAGGTGTTGCAGTGCTTAATATTTCTCAATCTTAAAAGGGGCTACAAATGCAAAAGGCGCTTTTTCTGAAACCGAATCCAGACCGCAAAGTAGAGGGCAACCCGCTGCGCGTGTTTGATCCCGAGCGCAAGGGCTGGCTTCCCGCTGAAGGCGCTGCGGTGCCGAACAATACTTATTGGACCCGCCGGGTTAGCGATGGCGATTGCGTTGATGCAACGATCAAGACCGCTCCGGCAGTTCAGGCCGCCCCGGCAGCCCCTAAAGAAACAAGCAGCGAAGCGCCCGCGCCCGCAGCAGTGACTACCAGCAAGAAGAAAGGTAAGTAATTATGGCCGTTTCCTTTAACAACATCCCTTCAAACATCCGGGTTCCGCTCTTTTATGCGGAGGTTGACAACAGCCGCGCCGGGTATTTCCAGCAGCAAAACCGCACGCTGATCGTCGGCCAGAAATTGTCCGGCGGCAGCGCGACAGCAAACGTCCCGGTTTTCTGCAGCAGCCAAGATCAGGCGCGCGACCTCGGCGGCGTTGGCTCCATGCTTGAGCGCATGGTCGGCGCATACCGCGCAAACGACCCGTTTGGCGAGCTTTGGGTTTTGCCCCTTGCTGATAACGGCGCAGGCGTTGCCGCAACAGGTACGGTGGCCATTACAGGCCCGGCAACCGCTGCGGGCACGATCAACCTTTATATTGCTGGCCAGCGCGTACAGATCGCGGTTGCAAGCGGAGATACCGCCACGGACATCGGGGAAGCTATCGAGGCCGCAGTCAATGCGGACTCAAACCTCCCCGTTACGGCCAGCGATACGACTGGCACGGTAACGCTGACAGCCAAGCACAAAGGCTTGGTAAGCAATGACATCCAGATCGCTGTAAACTATCGCGGCGCGCTGGGCGGCGAGCTTACCCCGGCAGGCGTAGGCATCACGATCACGGCGATGGCCAGCGGGGCAACAAACCCGACGCTTACCACGGCGATTGCGAACCTTGGCGATGAAACCTTTGACTACGTCATCCACCCGTACACAGACACGACCAGCCTTGATGCATGGGAAGCCTATTTCAATGATACGGTCGGCAACTGGTCATATGCAAAGCAGCTTTATGGCGGGGCCTTCAGCGCCCGCCGCGATACGGTTGGCAACCTGCAGACTTTCGGGGCAGCCCGTAACGACCAGCACCATAGCACGCTGGGCTTTAACGCAAGCCCGACGCCTTGCTATGAGGTCGCCGCAATGTACGGCGCGCAGTGCGCGAAGTCCCTTAGCATTGACCCGGCCCGCCCGCTGCAGACCTTGCCCTTGCTGGGCATGCTGCCGCCGCCGATCCAGTCCCGTTTCAGCCTGACGGAGCGCAACACGCTGCTGTTTAACGGCGTTGCCACGACATACGTCGAGGGCGGGGTTGTACGCATTGAGCGCGCGGTTACAAGCTACCGCGAGAACGTATGGGGCCAAGCTGACCCCTCATACCTTGATGTCGAGACGCTGTTTACGCTGGCATATGTCCTGCGCCGCCTGCGTTACGCCATTACCCAGAAATTCCCGCGCCATAAACTGGCGAATGACGGCACCCGGTTCGGAGATGGGCAGGCGATTGTTACGCCTAAGATTATCCGCGCCGAGCTGCTGGCAAGTTATGCGGAACTGGAGACTCTGGGGCTGGTGGAAAACCGCGCGGCCTTTGAGGAAAACCTGCTTGTCGAGCGCGATGCGACCGACCCGAACCGCGTCAATGTCCTTTACCCGCCGGATCTGGTCAACCAGCTTCGCATCTTTGCGGTGCTGGCTCAGTTCCGCCTCCAGTATTAACATAGTTAGGAAAGGTCATAGACATGGCAAGAATAGCAGGCACCGCTTACATTAAGGTCGACGGCAACCAGTACACTTTGGCTGGTACGCTTACGG